AGGACGCATTGTACCTGATCCAAAAGCATGCTCAGCACCAAAAGACATGGCTAAAGTTGCTCAGATGAAACGTACACGGGCAACTACAAAAGTACGCCAAGCTCGTAAAGCAAAGAAAACAAAACGTGTAAATCCAGCAAGTAAAATACTTGCTCGTTTAAATGCACTTACCAAAGGCTACACTGCACCAAAAACAAAAGTGGTGCGTATGGTAAGCAAATCTACTAAGAAACCAGTAAAACCCAAGAAGGCAAAATGAAAATTGAATTTGGTTGTGGAGCAAACCCGACCAAGGAAGGATATCTAACCTGTGATATACGAAATTTGCCTGGCATAGACTTTGTATGTCCTGCATGGGAAATTGTAAATCATGTAGATCCAAACACTGTAGATGAAATATTCAGCAGACATTTCTTAGAACATCTTACTTTTATACAAGCAGAAAAGTTAGTAGGTATTTGGTTTGATATTTTAAAATCTGCTGGAATATGTGAATTGAGCGTGCCAAACATGGATTATCATATTGCACAATGGATAAAAGGCAAAAACATGGATCATGCTCGTGCTGGGTTTTGGGGGTGGCAAAGAGAAGGTGAGTATGAAGTATGGGACGTTCATAAAAGCGGGTACAATCAACGTACACTTACTGAACTCTTTACAAGCAAAGGATTTACCAATCCAATAAGTCATCGCAAGCCTACCAATAAACATCTACATATGAGTTTCACAAAACCGTAGACAAAACTTCTATTATGCCTTACAATACTTGTATGGCTGATATAATGATTGATATTGAAACTATAGGCACTGGTCCTAGTGCTTGTATCCTTACGATTGCAATGCAAGCCTTTGATCCGTTTGCCGACGGCTGGTATGATCGACACTACTATGCCCGCATTGATCCTGATAGCCAACCTGATCGCAACATTGAAGAAGGCACACTACAATGGTGGGCAAACCAACCACCTGAAGCACGAGAAGAAGCATTTGCTGAAGACGGGCGTATAAGTCTCAAACAAGCCCTTGAAGAAATGCACCCTATTATTTGGAACAGTGATTTTGTATGGGCTAACGGTCCAACTTTTGATATGAACATCATTGAACATGCATACAAAAGTTATAACATGAGCTTGCCTTGGAAATATTACAAGGTACGTGATGCAAGAACTGTATACAGTCTGTGGCCGGACTTGCCCAAGCAATCTGTTAGTCATCACGCTCTTGACGACTGTCAACAGCAAATACTTAAACTACAAGCAACACTAAAACACCTAGGAGTTACAAAACTTAAATGAGCAAAATCAACTACAAGTACAACGAAGGTGAACTTCTTAAAGAGTTCCAACAGTATGTAGATGCAACCTACAGCGAACACTACAGCCTAAACAAGTATCAAGCCACAGAGTTTATCATTGATGCAGGTCATGGAGATGGCTTTTGTATTGGTAATGTGATGAAGTATGCTCAACGCTACGGCAAGAAAGATGGATACAATCGCAAAGACTTGCTCAAGGTTTTGCACTATGCATTGATTGAACTGTATGTGCATGACCTGCACGAACGTTAATCTTCGGTAAGATCTCCCACCTTCCAGGGGAGGTCAAGACGAATTACCTCAATACTGCAATTTAAACACACTGATTTTAGATTGTTCAGTCCGCAATTATTCAGATTGCCATCTAAATGGTAAACCAACATTTGTTGATTGGTTTTTGCTCTAAAGTTGCACCTATCACAAACCATTTTTTTATTATAACCATTTAACATCCACCGTGGTTTTGCTGGTTTCTTTTTTCGGTTCTTCCTTATACAACTATCGCAACGAGTACGATAGTGTGTCACATCTTCCTTGATATAATTTACTGCGGCTAAATTGCGTTTACAGGCTTCACAAAGCGGTCTTTTCATACGTTTACTTATACCTTTGCAAAGGGCAACACAAACACCAATAATCTGGGGTATTGAATAAATATTGCATATAACATAGGAAGAAAAAATATGGCTTTAGTTTCTCCAGGAGTAGAAGTTACTGTAATTGACGAGAGTAACTATCTACCAGCAACAACTAATTCCGTTCCGTTTATTTTGATTGCAACAGCAGAAAACAAGGTAAGTGGATCGGGTATCGGCGTAGCAGCCGGTACCACAGTAGCAAATGCAAACGAAGTTTACCTGATCTCAAGTCAGAGAGACTTGGCCGCTACATTTGGTAATCCGTTTTTCTATAGTTCTGCAGCAGGAACTCAAATTAACGGTTACGAGCTTAATGAATATGGTCTACTTGCGGCCTACTCAGTTTTAGGCATAACAAATCGTGCGTATGTCCAACGTGTAAACGTTGACCTGACTGAACTTACTGCAAGTTTAACTAGACCAACTGGGGCACCAAATGATGGAACTTGGTGGTTAGATACAGGCAATACACTTTGGGGTATCTTTGAATGGAGTGCAACAACAAATGCATTTACTAACAAAGTCCCTACAGTGATTACAAGCACAGATGATTTAAGTGGCGGTGTACCAAAAGCAAGTATTGGTAGTATTGGTGATTATGCTATTGTAGCAACAAATACTAGTAATCCTGGATACTTTAAATCGGGTGGACTTACAACCACTGCAACCGCAGGTGATACTGAACAGGTTGCAGCAAATAGTTGGCAACTTATTGGTAGCAATGCGTGGAAATTAAGCTGGCCAACAGTAACTGGTACAGTTTCAAGTCCAACAATTACAGCTGGACACAGTATTTTCCTTAACGATACTGAAGTCACTGCAACAGGTACAACAGTGGCAAGCCTAGCAATTGACATCAACGATGCGGCTATCACTGGCGTGTATGCAAAAGCAGTTAGCAACAAGTTAAACATTTACTTAAATGGTAATGCAAGCAACGATGGTTCAACTGATAGCGGTAATGGTATTTGTGATATCGCAGCCGGTACCGGAACTATCTTAACTGACGTAGGTATTACTCCACGTATTTACTATGCTCCATTTGTTCAACAAAGCCCTCACTATACCGTACCAGCATGGCGCACAACTGATAGTGAACCACATCCAACCGGAAGCGTTTGGGGCAAAACAACTTCAGTGAATTTGGGTGCAGATTTGAGTGTTAACCAGTATGATTCTACTCTTGGTTTATTTGTTGAGCAGGCTTGTCCAATTTACGAGAACGATCAAAGTGCGAATAAAAATCTTGATCCTTCGGGCGGCGGTGCAAATATTGCTGCTGAATCAACTTATGCTCAGTATGATGTAAGTGAAAATGATACACTAACACTTAAGATTTTTGAACGGAATGGCACAGGTGCAACCAGTATTACTGGTGATGATACTACACCTACTTTTGTAAGTACAGAAACTTTTACAATTCAAGCAAGTGCTAAGAACAGCACAACACTTACAACTGCTGTTACAGCAACACTAGGTGGCACAACCGCGGCTGACTTTGTTGAAGCATTTACTGCGGCAAACGTTGCTAATACAACAGCTAGCGTTACATCAACAGGAGCAATCACCATCCAGCATACGCTTGGCGGTGTAATTGTACTCAAAGATACATCAGGCACTCCAGTTGCAGACGCAGGCTTTAACTCAACAGTAACAGGTGTTAGAGCTGGCAACGACAGTGACTTAATACTAAGTAACTGGATTGCGCTCGGTGGTTCAGACAGCTACACAGCTAACAGTACTGCACCAAGTCTTGATCCAGCTGAAGGTACATATTGGTACTACAGTGCAACCGACCAAGTTGATATTATGATACAAAGTGGTGGTTCTTGGAAAGGTTATCAAAACGTGACCAATGATGCTCGTGGTTATGACCTAAGCGGAACTAACGCAAATGGCGTAATTATTGCTGCAACCGCACCAACTACACAAAATGATAGTTCTGAAAGCGCACTTGTATATGGTGATCTTTGGTTAGATAGCAGTGACCTTGAAAACTGGCCAAAACTATATCGTTGGCAAAGCGTAAGTAGTGTCGATCAGTGGGTCCTAATAGATAATGCAGATCAAACTACACAGGATGGGATACTATTTGCAGATGCTCGTTGGGCTGGAAACGGAACAACAGATCCAATCACAGACGCTATTCCAACAACCAAGAGTTTGCTAACCAGCAACTATGTTGATATTGACAGGCCAGATCCGAGCTTGTATCCGGAAGGTATGTTGTTATTCAACCTACGTCGTAGCGGATTCAATGTTAAAAGTTTCCAGGTTAACTACTTCAATGCAACTGATTATCCAGATGATACACTTCCGACACAGAAGGATGCTTGGGTAACAGCAAGTGGTTTGCAAAATGACGGATCACCGTATATGGGACGTAAAGCACAACGTGCTATTATTGTAGCTGCAATGAAAGCAGGTATTGATGCGAATCAAGACTTGAGAGAGGAACAGAGAACCTTTAATTTAATTGCCGCTCCGAACTATCCAGAATTGATCCCGAACATGGTTGCACTAAACAATGAGCGTAATAATACAGCATTTATTGTTGGGGATACGCCTATGCGTTTGGCAGACACATCAACAGCTATTATAAATTGGGCTACAAATGCTGATGGCGAAGGAACCACAAACGAAGATGGATTGACCACTAGTGATGCTTATCTTGGTGTGTTCTATCCAAGTTGTCAAACAACTGACTTAAGTGGTAACACAGTAGTAGCACCACCTAGTCACATGATGCTTAGAACTATTGTTCGCAATGATGATGTTGCGTTTCCGTGGTTAGCGCCTGCAGGCACACGTCGAGGTACTGTTGATAATGCATCAACACTTGGATATGTTAATGCATCTACAGGTGAATTTGTTTCAACTGCAATCCGGCAAGGATTACGTGACACATTGTATGAAAACAATATCAACCCAATAACATTCTTGCCTGGAGTAGGTATTACCAACTATGGTAACAAGACCACGTCTCCAACTACTGGAGCACTTGATCGTATTAACGTGGCTCGACTGATTGCATTCATTCGTGGACGCTTAGAAGTTATTGGTAAAAACTTTGTGTTCGAACCAAACGATCAACTCACCCGCGATGAGATCAAAGGTTCAATTCAAGGATTGTTAAATGATTTGGTTGCAAAACGCGGTATTTACGATTATTTGGTAGTGTGTGACGAAAGTAATAACACACCTGCAAGAATTGATCGTAACGAGCTATATGTTGATATTGCAATTGAGCCAGTTAAGGCAGTTGAATTTATTTACATTCCAGTTCGTATTAAGAACACAGGTGACATTGCAGCTGGTGAAGTTGCAAGCTCAAATCCAGTGTAACTTAACAAAAAATAAAATAGGGCTTCGGCCCTATTTTTTTGGTTCCGTTTTCTGATAAATAAAGTTACAATAGGAGAAAGAGATGGCCGTATCATCATTAACAAGAATGACAGTACCATTGGCGAGTGATCAAAGTAGTCCTACCCAAGGTCTGTTAATGCCAAAACTAAAGTATCGCTTTAGGGTGGTATTTGAAAATTTAGGTGTCAGTACTCCACGTTCAGAACTGACAAAACAAGTTATGGACTTTACACGTCCACAGGTAAGTTTCCAGGAAATTGAGATTCCAGTGTATAACAGTCGTGTTTATCTAGCAGGTAAACATGAGTGGCAAGCATGTACAGTTAACCTTCGCGACGATGCAGGCGGAGAAGTGTCAAAACTAATAGGCGAGCAATTACAAAAGCAATTGGACTTTGTAGAACAAGCAAGTGCTGCAAGTGGTATTGATTATAAGTTTATCACACGTTGCGAAGTGTTAGATGGTGGTAACGGAGCAAGCACACCAACTGTGTTAGAAACTTGGGAACTATACGGATGTTTCTTACAGCAGGTAGATTACGGTAATCTTGACTACAATGTAAATGATCCAGTGACCATGCAATTAACTATGCGTTTTGATAATGCAATTCAGACACCAATTGGTAGCGGTGTTGGTGCTACAGTTGGTAGAACCGTGGGTGACGTGATCACAGGATAATACTGTGTCATTTGGCAATAACTTTCTCAAAGGGTTCTTTGGAAATGATTATCTAAAGGACTACACGCATGCCAGCAAAACTTTCCGCGATGGCGGTTATGAGCTGGCACCCCGTCTTAAGTTTCTTTATTATACTAGATTTAACTTAAACACCACTGGCATTCCACGGCTCAATGAAATCTTGTCTAAAAATGACGTAAGCGATATTGGATTGATGGCAAAAAGTGTAGATCTACCTCAATTCAGTTTTGATGTTGATATACAAAATCAATATAACAGAAAAAGACTTGTACAGACTGGAGTGAATTATGATCCTGTTACCATTAGACTTCATGACGATGGTAGTGATTTAATTCGGCAAATGTGGTATAATTATTTTAGCTACTATTACAAAGATCCTACTAAAGGATACCGAGATGTACCTGCCTTTAACGGAAGCTCTGGAAGTTTAGGTAATCAGAGCACAGATAAAGGTCTGTATAATGAAAGAGACACATATCTTCCTTTTACTGAACAGAATGATTGGGGATACATAGGTGAAAGCTATACAG